TCTATACTGGGTGTAAGAACAACAAAACAAGTTAAGCGCATAGGATGTGCAACTTTAAAATCTTTGGTAGAAGAAAATAAACTACTGGTTTTTGATAGAGACATTATATCAGAATTTTCAACATTTATTGAACACAATGGTGTGTTTCAAGCTGATGAAGGCTACAATGATGATTTGACAATGACATTAGTTCTTTTTGCATGGGCTACAAATGACCCAATGTTTAAGGATCTAATGAATGCGAACAATAGACAAGCGCTATATAGTTCGCAGATGAAGAACATAGAAGACGAACTAACCCCATTTGGATTTATTGACAACGGACAGTCAACAGAACCTGATGTGGAGATTATAGATGGAGATATTTGGTTAAGTGACAAATATCAAAAAGATTATTCGGATTTTATTAAAGAACGTAGCTGGTAATAGTCAAAGTTCAGTATTTATAAATATACTGGTATAAAATTTGTTATGACAGAATAACATTATAAGGAGAAAAAAATATGGCATTTCAGCTATCACCAGGCGTTCTGGTAACTGAGCAGGACCTCACATCGGTCGTTCCTGCCGTTGCTACAACAGCCGGCGGCTTTGCTGGCGCATTTGCATGGGGTCCTGTTGGTGTTGTTACCACAATAGATTCGGAAAACGCTCTTGTAACTAGATTTGGTAAGCCTAACAGCGATACATTCAAATCTTTCTTTACAGCTGCAAATTTCTTGTCTTACGGTAACAACCTACAAGTAATCCGCGTTGTAGATCAATCCACTGCAAGGAACGCAAGATCAAACGCTGCATCTACTGCAGTTATTATTAGAAACGAAGATCACTACACAGCATCATATTCCGCTGGAGAAGCCAATGTGGGTGAGTGGGCTGCTAAGTACCCAGGTGCATTGGGTAATTCATTAAAAGTATCAATAGCTGACGGTAATGTCTTCTCTACATGGACTTATTCATCTAACTTTGATGCTGCCCCTGGCACGTCTGCATATGTTAGCAACTTGGGTGGTTCACATGATGAACTTCACATTGCTGTTATCGATGAAGACGGTTTGTTTTCAGGAACTGCAGGTACAGTGGTAGAGAAATTTGCTTTCGCCTCTAAAGCCTCTGATGGTAAGAGAGCCGATGGTACATCTGCATTCTATAAAGATGTGGTAAATACTCAATCAGAATACATTTACTGGATGGATCATACAGCCAACGTTACTGCAACAGGTACAGCCTGGGGTAATGCAGCTAATGCGTCCTTGTTTGCCAATCTGACATCTAATGTTACAATATCTTTAGCAGGTGGTGTTTCTGCTGATGCTCCTACTGATGGAAACATTACAAGTGCTTTGGCCTTGTTTGCTAACGACGAAGCATTTGATATTTCGTTGCTTCCATTAGGTGCTGCTTCTTCTACCGTAGTTAACTATGCTATCTCTAGTATTGCCGAAGTAAGAAAAGACGTTATCGTTTTTGCTTCACCTGAACTGGCTGATGTAGTTAATAACGCAGGCTCAGAAGCTACCGATATCGTTGCATTCCGCGAGACTTTGACATCAAGCTCATATGCGGTGTTGGATTCTGGTTACAAATATCAATACGATCGCTACAATGACGTCTATCGCTATATCCCCTTAAACGGTGATACTGCCGGTCTTGCAGTTCGTACAGACTTTGTTGCTGACCCATGGTTCTCACCTGCTGGTTTCAATCGCGGTCAAGTTAAAAACGTTGTTAAACTTGCTTACTCACCAAACAAAGCCGATCGTGACGCATTGTACAAGAAGGGTATTAACCCCGTTGTTACATTCCCCGGTAACGGTACTGTCCTATTCGGTGACAAGACGTTGCTTGCCAAGCCTTCAGCCTTCGATCGTATCAACGTTCGTAGATTGTTTATTGTGCTTGAGAAAGCAATTGCTACAGCTGCTAAGTTCCAATTGTTCGAGTTCAACGACCCGTTTACTAGGGCCCAGTTTAGAAACCTTGTTGAGCCGTTCTTGCGTGACGTTCAAGGTCGCCGTGGTATTACAGACTTTAAAGTAGTTTGCGATGAGTCTAATAACACAGGCCAGGTTATTGATACCAACAACTTTGTTGCTGATATCTTTATCAAGCCAGCTCGTGCGATTAACTTCATTCAGCTCAACTTTATTGCAACTCGCACCGGAATTTCTTTCGAAGAAGTCGGCGCTTAATAAAGGAGAGAACAAATGACAACATTTAACGTAGAACGTTTTAAATCCGCACTAACTAACGGTGGTGCTCGTCCCAATCAGTTCGCTGTTCAATTGTCTTTCCCGACATATGTAACAGGAGGAACGTTGGCAGTTGCAAGAGCCCCGTTCTTGGTCTCCGTAGCTGAGTTACCTGGTCAAACAGTTAACCCTGCTATTGTCCAGTATCGTGGTCGCGAAGTAAAATTCGTTGGAGATCGCGTATATGCTCCGTATACCATTACTGTATTGAACGATGCTGAAATGTCAATTCGTACAGCTATGGAACAGTGGATGGGAGGAATGGAAGACTATGCAAGTAAGTTTGGTAGACTTCAGCCTTCTGAATACCAACGCGATATGCAAGTATTTCAGTTAGACAGAAACGGCAATGCATTAAAATCCTACAATATTGTAAATGCATTTCCTGTTGACCTATCACCTGTGGGTCTGGACTTTGGTGCTAATGATCAAATCTCCTCATTTACTGTGACATTCCAATACCAGCACTTCACAACTTCTAATAACCCATTGGGTAGTATTGTGAACTTCGGTGGTATTTTTAATCGTTAATCATTGAAAAATATATAATGGCACTATCACTATTTGGTTTTACTATTGGCCGAGAAGATAAGCAAGCGGATTTAAAAAGTCAATCTTTTATAACTCCGGTTTCTGAAGATGGTACCTCTACGGTTTCGGCCGGGGGGTATTTCGGCACTTACGTTGACATAGATGCTTCAGCTCGCTCGGAGAGTGAGTTGATTTCTCGTTATAGAGACATCTCTACCTATCCAGATGTGGATAATGCTGTTGAAGAAATCGTTACAGAGGCAATTGCCGCTGTAGACAGTGAAGACCCAGTCTATCTAGATTTAGAGAAGCTGGTGCTTTCTGATAGTATAAAGAAGAAAATTCGAGATGAGTTTGACGAGGTCATTTCTTTGTTGGATTTTAAAGACAAGGCACATGACATCTTTAGACGTTGGTACATTGACGGTCGTTTGTATTATCAAAAAGTTATTAACCCTGCTGCTCCTAAGCAAGGTATTCAGGAACTAAGATACGTTGATCCTCGTAAAATAAGAAAAGTACGAGAAGTTAAGAAAGATAAGTTACCTTCAGGTGTTGAGGTTATTAAGTCAATAGATGAGTTTTTCATCTATAACGAAAAAGGGTTAAACTACACCGCAGGTACTAACCCTAATAATAACAACGGTATTAAGATTGCAACAGATACGATTACATTTGTACCGTCTGGTCTTTTAGATCTGGATAGAAACGTTGTATTAGGTTATCTGAATAAAGCTATTAAGCCTACCAATCAGCTAAAGATGATGGCCGACTCATTAGTCATCTATCGATTGAGTAGAGCACCAGAGAGAAGAATCTTTTATATTGACGTAGGTAACTTACCTAAGTTAAAAGCCGAGCAGTACATGAAGGATATCATGGCCCGGTACCGTAATAAGATCATCTATGACTCTACAACTGGTGAGATCAAGGACGATCGTAAGTTTATGACTATGTTAGAAGACTTCTGGTTACCTAGACGCGAAGGCGGCCGCGGTACAGAGATAACAACATTACCTGGTGGAGAAAACTTAGGTCAGATTGCTGACATTGAGTACTTTCAGAACAAAGTATATCAGTCATTGAATATTCCATTATCTAGATTCCAACAGAACTCTGGATTTAATTTCGGTAGACAGGCTGAGATCTCTAACGATGAGATTAAGTTTGCAAAGTTTATCGGTAGACTGCGTAGAAAATTTAACGCATTGTTTGACGATCTGTTAGAGACTCAATTGGTACTGAAGGGTATTATTACACCTGAAGACTGGGACGGTATTAAGTCAAAGATTGACTACAAGTATGCCCAAGACCAGTATTACCAAGAGATGAAGAATGCTGAGAACCTTCGCAATCGCGTAGACGTTCTTAACCAGATGTCTCCATATGTTGGCGTCTACTACAGTAAGACTTATATTCGTAAGAATATTCTTAAACTAACTGATGATGAGATTGAGCAAATAGAAAAAGAAAACGAAGCCGACCCCGTTGAGATTCAGCCAGGTATGCCGGGCTCTGAGCAAGCAGCCGCTTTAAGTCGTGAGACTAACGCCGCTCCAGACCAATAAATAATATATTATAAAGGAGATCATTGTGGATACTACAGAAATTATTAACAAGATGATTGATGATATCATTGATGGAAACAATACAGATGCAAAGGACGGCTTTGAGTCAGCTCTTTCAACTAAATTAACTGATGCAATAGATGCAAGAAAAATTGAGATTGCTCAATCTCTTTACAACCAAGAAGTAGAAGAAGATGAATCTGTTCAATCTGAGGAATAAGTTAGTAGAAAAAACTCTTACCCCTGCTGAAATGAAGAAGCGGGAAGAGGTTGCCATGGCTATAGAAAAAAGTAGCCCTAGTATGCCCATGGGGGTGAAGATGGCTATTGCAACTAAGACTGCCAAGAGAGTGGCTGAAGAACAAGATCCTCGCGAGTACGATTATGAAGGTGATATGGCTAAGTCTCAATTGAGATCCATTATTGCTAATGCACAAACCGTTCATGATATGCTTGAAGATGAAACTAACATTGCTGAATGGGTTCAGAGTAAAATTACTTTGAGTGCCGATTACATGAGTACTGTAAGAGATTACATGCAATCAAATAAAGAAGAATAAAAATGGCAATTTTCAAATACATTTTAAAAAATACCAGACGACAGGCTGCAGCTAAAGTCGTAGCTAATGATGCTAACTCTGTAATTATTACATATACAGATATTAAGTATGCAGATCAAACCATTCCTTTGAACACTGCAGGTAACTTGTTCTGGACTATTTCTGATATTACTTACGATGTAGCATCATCTGCTCAAATTATTAGAAACGGTAACATCGTATTTACGATGAGTGCCGGTCAGGGAACAATTAGCTTATCTAGAGACTTAGGTGTTGTACTTGATGAACAAGCCCACGCAAACGTTACCATCCAAACCGGTTCAGGTAATAGTTCTGTTATAGTACAGTTTACTAAAGGTCAAGGCTTCAATGATCCTGATCGCCAAATTCTAGAAGATAGGGATCGTTAATGAAACTCATTACAGAAATGAATCAGGATGTAAAATTCCTGACAGAAAAAAAAGAAGACGGTACAAAATCTGTTTACATCGAAGGTATCTTCATGCAAGCGGAGAAACCAAACCGCAATGGGCGTATCTATGGTAGGGGTATTATGGAACGTGAAGTTCAAAAATATCAAGAACTTATCAACGAAAAACGTTCATTAGGTGAATTAGGACATCCTCCTAACCCTTCTATTAACTTAAATCAGGTATCTCACATGATTACAGGTTTAAAGTTTGAAGGTAATGATATTTACGGTAAAGCTAAAATCTTAGATACCCCAATGGGTAAGATTGCTAAAAACTTTATCGAAGAAGGTGTTAGACTAGGAGTCTCATCTAGAGGATTAGGTTCTGTAAAGTTAAACAAAGAAGGTGTTAATGAAGTTCAAGATGACTTTCATTTAGCTACCGTTGATATTGTAGCCGATCCTTCTGCCCCTGATGCCTTTGTACAAGGTATTATGGAATCAGCTGAATGGATTTTAGAAAATGGTGTTTGGAAAGCAATACAAATAGAGCAGGCACAAAACACAATTAGGAAGGCATCTAAAGCAGACCTAAATAAAGTGAAATTACAAGTATTTGAACAGTTCTTACGAACTATCAAGTAATTAATTTATATAAATATAATCGTTAAACATACTCTTAGGAGACCAAGGATGTCAGTAGAGAACAAAATTAAGCAATTGCTAGAACGTGCAAGCGGTGCTGGACAATTGGCTGAGGAAACGTCAATTGACGAAGCTTCAGAGACAGTAGTTGCAGATGGCAAGCCCTCTGTAAATACAGCAAAAGATACCTCCAAAGCCGGTCAAGGTTCTGGCCAAGGTGATACATCTATGCCCAGACAAGGCTCATCGAAAGATGCAGACATGGAAGAGGTAATGGATGCTACTGGTAAAAACAGTGCTGCAGCCAAGGCTTCTAAAGAAGTAAATCCTTTGCCCATGAAGGGTGATGCTAAGTCTGTAAAGACCCAGGCAATGGAGGAGACAGAAGAAGAAGGCGAGACAATCACAGAGGCAGAAACTGTTGACATTAAAGCTCAACTAGATTCTATCTTTGGTGAAGATCTTTCCGAAGAATTCAGAACAAAAGCTACTTCTATTTTTGAAGCCGCTGTTATCGCTCGTGTTAATGACGAGATGGAAATGGTTACTTCTAGACTAGAAGAGCAAACAGCCACTCAATTGGTAGAGTTCAAAGAAGCTCTTGTTGAGAAGGTTGATGGTTATTTGAACTATGTTGTAGAGCAGTATATGGAAGAGAACGAGTTGGCAATAGAGTCCGGCTTGAGAACTGAGATTGCTGAAGACTTTATCCAAGGCATGAAGACATTGTTCAAAGAGCACTTTATCGAAGTGCCAGAAGAAAAATACGACGTTCTAGATGAATTGCAAGCCAAGTCTGAAAGCTTACAGTCTGAACTAGATGAGTCAATTACACATAGCATTGAGCTTGCCAAGGAATTGAATGCGCTTAAAGCATCAGCAATTCTTGACGAGCAAACAAAAGATCTTGCCGCAACTGAGGCTGAAAAGCTGAAGAAATTAATTGAGGGTGTAGACTTTGATTCAGAGGATCTGTATCGCGAGAAAGTATCTGTCATTAAGGAAAACTATTTCCCCAAGACATCTAAGCAATCTCCAGAGCAGATGCTCGTCGAAGAAAGTGGAACTAATCCTTCTGCATTCATCGATAACAATAGCATGATGTCCAGATACGTTGATACTCTCTCAAGAACTATCAAAACTCGTTAAATTATAAATAAATAACAATTCCCAACAGAAGGAGAACAGGTAATGTACCTATCAGAAAATATCCAAAAGAAGTGGGGTGCCATTCTCGAGCACGCCGATCTTCCTGAGATCAAAGACAACTACAAGAAGACTGTTACAGCCATTCTTTTAGAGAACCAAGAGAAAGCTCTTGCAGAAGAGCGCAACATGCTAAACGAAGTTGCCCCCGGCAACAGTATCGGTGACGGCTCTATTGGTGTTGCTAAGTATGACCCGATCTTGATCGGTCTTGTACGTCGTGCAATGCCTAACTTGATGGCATATGACATCTGTGGCGTTCAGCCAATGACAGGCCCAACAGGCTTGATCTTCGCAATGCGCTCCGTATACGGCAATACACGTATTGTTGGATCAGAAACAGAAGCTTTGTTTAACGAAGCTGACACTGATTTCTCTTCTTCATCCTTTACGTCTGCCCTTGCTAACTCTGGCACACCATTGAACGGTACACACGCTGGTACTAACCCAGTTGACGGTTCCTATACAACTGGTAAAGGAATGACTACAGCACAAGCTGAAGCCTTGGGTGACAGTGCTTCTAACGCCTTCGGTCAAATGGGCTTCTCAATTGACAAGACTACAGTGACTGCTCAGTCACGTGCTCTGAAAGCTGAATACACTCTTGAACTTGCTCAAGACTTGAAAGCAGTTCACGGATTGGATGCTGAGTCTGAGTTGTCTAACATTCTTTCACAAGAAATTATGTTTGAAATTAACCGCGAAGTTGTTCGTACTATCTACACAGTTGCTAAGCCAGGTTCACCTGCTACTGCTACTGCCGGTACATTTAACCTTGATGTTGACTCAAACGGTCGTTGGTCTGTTGAGCGTTTTAAAGGCTTGTTGTTTAACATCGAGCGTGACGCTAACCACATTGGTCAAGATACTCGTCGCGGTAAAGCTAACTTTATTGTTTGCTCTGCTGACGTAGCTTCTGCATTGGCCATGGCCGGAGTGTTGGATTACACTCCTGCATTGTCCACTAACTTGAACGTTGATGATACTGGCAATACATTTGCTGGTGTTTTGAATGGTCGCTTTAAAGTGTATGTTGATCCTTATTCTGCCAACCTCGGTGCTGCAAGCCAGTTCTATGTTGCTGGATACAAAGGTACATCACCTTATGACGCCGGTATTTTCTACTGCCCTTATGTTCCATTGCAAATGGTTCGCGCAGTTGATCCTAACAGCTTTCAGCCAAAAATTGGCTTTAAGACACGTTATGGAATGGTTGCTAACCCCTACGTTACAACTTCTGCAGGCGGTGTTGCTGATGCATCCACCTTTACTGCGAACCGTAACCAATACTATCGTCGCACCAAGGTTACTAACTTGATGTAATCTAAAGCCGTCGATAAGAACGGATCCCGGAAACGGGTTAAAAGGGAGCCTAAAAAGCTCCCTTTTTTTGTTTATAAATATTGTAAAGGAAACAATAAATGTTTACAGCCAATCTTTCAACAATATTAAGTGATGTAAGTAGTATAACGACTACCCCCGTTGTTAACTATCTTAGACCGAACGCTTTTCGGTTTTCTATTAAGAATTTACCAAGCGTTGCATTTACCTGTCAATCAGCTAATTTACCAGGTCTGACATTAGGTTTTGCTACACAACCAACTCCATTCTTAGATATTCCTGTTGTAGGAGATAAGAATTTATTTGGAGACTTTACAATTCGGTTTTTAATTACCGAAGATATGTCAAATTACATAGAATTATACGAATGGTTAGTTGCACTTGGCTTTCCAAACGACTATAATCAATATAGAAATTTTACTGGAGAACGGTTAAATAGGTTTCCTTTTGTAAGAGATGCTTCTGGTGGCTCGACTGCTATAGCTTATTCAGATGCAACTCTAACTATATTGGATAGTAACAACGTACCGAAGACTAATATTAACTTTAAAGATACATTCCCTATCTCTGTGGAAGCTCTTGACTTTGATATAACGTCTTCCTCAGTTGAGTATTTCGTAGGTATCGCTTCTTTTAAATATAAACTATTTGATATTGAAGTATTATAATTCTTTTTTGGAGCTAAATTATGGCAACTAAGCAAGTTCAACTTTCTGTTGAAGAGATTCGTAAAAACAAATTCTTTATCGCTACACCATGCTATGGTGGTCAGCTAAACGAACCTTACTTCCGGTCTGTTATCAAGATGATGACATTCTTTAACGGTCATAAAATCCCTCTCGCCTTCGGTACTATTGCTAATGAGTCCTTGGTTACTCGTGCACGTAATGTATTGGTAGCTTACTTCCTTGCATCTGATTATACACACCTTATGTTTGTCGATGCCGATATTGAGTTCCAGACAGAAGACATCTTGAAGCTCTATGCTCATAAGAAGGACGTCGTTGTAGGTGCATATCCTAAGAAGGGTGTGGCCTGGGATAAGATTAGAGCTAATCTAACTGATCCTGCAAATAAGAGTAAAGAGTTGTCTGATCGTGATATGGCATCTTTCGGTTCTGACTATGCTATTAACTTTAAGTTTGTAGATAAAGAAACTAAGACCATTGGGGTTGAGAACGGGTTAATTAAACTCCATGATGCTGGTACTGGTTTCATGATGATTAGCCGTGAAGCTATTCTTAAGATGATCAAAGCGTACCCTGAACTTAAGTACAATAACGACGTTAATATCGCCAATGCTGATTTAAAAGATCATTTCTATGCATTGTTCGATACCATGATCGACCCTATTGATCGCCGCTATCTATCAGAAGACTATACGTTCTGCCGTCGCTGGCAAGAAATTGGTGGTGATGTTTGGCTTGATCCTTCTATCTCTCTAAACCACTACGGTCACTTCTGCTTTCAGGGTAACCCAGAAGCTATTATTAGTTTTGGACCTCAACCGGAAGAGAAGAGAGAAGAGATTTTAACTTTAGATCTTCCTGAATAAAGTTAACTAACTACATTATGAAACTAAGTGAATTGACAGAGGAGTGGACTAAAGACGCTCCTATCAATGAAACGAATCTTGGGCACGAAGCTGCCCGGGTTCCAATTCTCCATGCCAAGTATATTACAGTCCTTTCTAAGACTAAGCTCCAGCTACGCAAGGCTGAGTCTGACTACCTTAACACCAGACGTCTGAAGTACAAGTACTTTAGAGGTGAAATGACTAAGCAGGAATTAGAAGATGAAAACTGGTCACAATACCAGGGTAACAAGCCATTAAAGAATGAGATGGATGAGTTACTCGAATGTGACCAGACTCTTGTAGAGTTACAAGATAAGATAGAATATTTTAAAACTACTATCTATACTCTAGAACAAATAATTAGATCACTTAACTCTCGTACCTGGGATATTAAATCAGGTATTGAGTGGGCAAAGTTTACTAACGGTATGATGTAAAATGATTTCTAAAGACGAGAATATAGATGTTATTTTTAAAGATATATACAGACTAGGTTATCTTGAGGTAAGTGTACCTCAAAGTATTATGAGCGAAATTCGCGCAGAAATTAAAGAAATGGATGAAGCAAAGTTTAACGGGGGCGTACCTTGGAATAACTATCTTGCAGGTAGTATCCAACATGAATTTAATTTATATAAGTCATATGACATACTTAATGAATTTATAAAAAGAGTTACACCGTTTTACTGGCGTGGTGTTGGAATTTGGAATGAGCATAGAGCTATTAAGAATCATTTTATTATGATGCAAGACACAGGAAAACCAAATCTGTGGGTAAACTTTCAACAACCAAACGAAATAAATCCTATGCATACACATTCCGGTATGCTAAGTTTTGTACTATGGGTGCAACTACCGTTTACAATAGAGGAAGAAAACAATCACCCATCAGTAAAAAATAGCAATCTTAAAAGTGCTGCTAAATTTAGCTTTCTATACCCAAATGCCGAAGCTAAAGGGGGTGTTGGTCAGCATTATATTAATGCAGGTCGCGATTATGAAGGTACAATGATTATTTTTCCTGCTAATCTTGCGCATACTGTAGCGCCGTTTAAAACAAGTAACAAATACAGAATTTCTGTATCAGGTAATATAAGTCATGACTGATATAGCAATCAAGAAGAAAAATAATGTTTACTTAACTGTACAATCTGATCCTAGTATTGCACAGGAGTTGGCTGACCATTTTTCTTTTGATGCTCCAGGAGCTAAGTTTCATCCTCTCTTCCGTAACAAGTTATGGGATGGTAAGATTAGACTTTTCTCTATGTTTACAAAAGAGTTATATGTTGGTTTAAAAAGTTATCTTGAACATTTTGCCGAAGTCAATCAATACACAATAGATTATAGTGAGTATATTGAACAGGTGGATTCAGTAACAATAGAACTGTTGAAAGAATTTATTAATGAACTTAACCTATCACTCCCCGGTGGCGAGTCCATCAGAGATTATCAACTCGATGCAGTTTATAGAGCAATTACCGACGGAAGACGCCTTCTTCTGTCCCCAACAGGTTCCGGTAAATCTCTTATCATCTACTGTCTACTCCGTTGGAATGAAAAGTTTGGAAGGCGCCAGCTTATCCTGGTCCCTACGACCTCTTTGGTCGAGCAAATGTACGCAGATTTCCAATCTTACTCTCAAAACAATGGATGGAAAGTATCAGAATCTTGCTCACGCATATATTCAGGGCATTCTAAAGAGAACCTCTTACCAATAGTAATATCTACTTGGCAATCTGTTTACGAACTACCTAAGAAGTTTTTCGAGAACTATCAAGTAGTTTATGGAGATGAGGCGCATACTTTTAAGGCTAAGTCCTTAACCGGTATTATGCATAAAATGGTTAATACACCTTATCGTATTGGTACAACAGGTACGTTAGACGGTACAAAGACGCACAGGTTAGTATTAGAAGGTCTTTTCGGTTCCGTATACAAGGTAACATCTACCAAGCAATTGATGGATAACGATCAATTGGCTGAATTAAGAATCTTTGGCCTTGTACTTCAGTATCCTGATGATGTAAAAAAGGCTTGTAAAGATAATAAGTATCCCGATGAGATGGACTTTCTTTGTGGATACGAGCCTAGAAATAAGTTTATTCGTAATCTTGCACTCAAACAGACAGGTAACTCACTAGTACTATTTCAGTATGTAGAGAAGCATGGACAGATACTTTTTGATATGATTAAGGCTAAGGCCGGTGATAGAAAAGTATTTTTTGTATTCGGTGGTACTGAGACTGCCGATAGAGAAGATATCAGACGCATTACAGAGTTAGAGACCGATGCTATTATTGTTGCATCGTACGGTACATTTTCTACAGGTATAAATATTAGGAATCTTCATAATATTATATTTGCATCTCCTACGAAGTCTAAAATTAGAAATCTACAATCGGTAGGTAGGGGTTTACGAAAAGGTGATGCAAAGACGTTTTGTAATCTATATGATATTGGTGATGATCTGACTTGGAAAGCCAGAAAGAACTATACCTTATTACATATGATTGAGAGAATTAAGACCTATAATGATGAGCACTTTGACTACAAATTAGTAAAGGTACCTCTATAATGTACTGTAAGTTTTTAAAATTAACCAGTGGAGAAAATTTAATTGTCTCTACTGAAGATGAGTGTATGGATCTGGCTGATAGAAAGTATATTGAAGTTTCTGAGCCAGTTGAAATTCACTCTATGAAGATGCCTTATGCCGGGGGGGTTATTGAATCCTACATTATGCAGCCCTGGCTTAAGATGTCTGCAAAAGAAGTTTTAAGAATTCCTGCACGTAATGTTGTAATTGCAACTAATGTGTTAGAAAGAGCCGAATCTCAATATAAGCAATTTATTGTTGAGTACGATAGTTTAAAAATGGCTACAGAAGAAGATATTGATCAAGCACTCTCGGGTGATGACGATAGTAGTGATAATGAAATCTCCGAGGAGGAAGATAATGATAGTTGGTCAAGTGGTGGAGAACGTACCCTCCACTAAAAAAGCCCCTGCCCATTACGTCGACAATAAAAAGTTTTTTGAAGCTTTAGTTGAATATCGTAAAAAGGTATTAGAGGCAAAAGAGGGTAATCTAGAAAAGCCTAGAGTTACAGAATATATTGGTGAGTGCTTTCTCAAGATTGCCACCCACCTATCATATAAAGCTAACTTTATTAATTATACGTTTAAAGACGATATGATCTCTGATGGTATAGAGAACTGCTTGACTGCTGTTGAGAAGTTTGACCCCGAAAGAGGTATGAACCCCTTTGCTTATTTTACTCAAATTACTTTCTTTGCGTTCGTAAGACGTATACAGAAAGAAAAGAAACAGCAAGCTACTAAATACAAGTTACTTGAAAACATTGATATTGATATGCTGATAGCACATTCTGATGGTAATGAGGAATTCGCGAATTCCATTGTAGAAATGATGCGAAAGCAGGTAGATAACATTGATATTGATAAGAGAACGGTAAAAAAACCTAAGAAAAAAGCCGTTTCTGACGAAGGAACGCTTGACGTTGAATAAG